CGCCTACTTATACTACCCTCCAAAACATCCCAACTACTATGCATAATTAAACATGTGCAGCCATGACAAGCTTGTATCACTTAAATGTGCCCCGGACGCAGGGGAAAACGCAGTCGTTGACGTTGTTCGCCTCCATTCGAACAACGCCGGCTGGGTTGAACGATTAACGCCTACTTATACTACCCTCCAAAACATCCCAACTACTATGCAAATTCCAAGGGGAATCTTAAATTTTGCGAGAATATGGATGTTACAAAAAGATCGTGATGAAGCAACATTCAAAGCTTTGACCGATTCACTTTGTTTTTACGCCCTTAAAAACAAACTTGATTTAGATGACCCTTCAGTCGTCATACATTTTGTAGCACTACACGTGTTCAGTGACGTTGAGGTTGAGGTACAGGCTTTTAATAGTCTGATCAATAACAGGGATAGGTACGCTAAGTATGCAAGGTACAAAATGTGGAAAGATTTTTCTATGCTTGAAACGAGACACCGTGTCGCGGGTGTTGCCGGATTCGCCGTATTAGCTTATTCAGTTGGTTTGGAGAGATGGAAAGATTTATTGGGGTCAATGATGTATCGATATCGAATTACTTCGCTGGCTTTCCTTTTACTCATAATGAGAAAGGATGTCTTGAGTGTACTCGGTTGGCTTTTAACCAAACGTACTACCCGTCAAGTCCAGACACACATTCCCGAGGAGCCGACGTTCGAGCAAAACGTTTACTCTGCATGTAAATCGTTCGTTGGGTGGTTCACCAACAGACAAGGAACTACTGACGAGCTTGAAAACACGTCAGATGGGCAGGTAACACTGCTATTGGAGAACACGGCCGAGACCGTAGTGGTGGAGGAACTTGTTGATGAGTCAACCTTCATCCCATTGACCGGAATGAGCACCGGCTTCGACCCCAATGACGCCAGTTGTGACAACATTTACATCCCTGAAGTGGATGATGCTCTGTTATTAACTGGGGGCCGAAAATGTGAGTTATACACCGTTGCACCGAAGATGCAAAAAGAAGTCAGGAAATTTGACTGCTTAACACGTGATTATCTCATTAAGATACGAGGCACGGACCAAGTTCATCAACTTGGCCACATGAGCATTATGAGCGTCGTTAAACCACATTTCTTAGGGCGGAATAAGAATGTTCGGTTTGACGGGTTGGATTTCGAAGGGAAACCTAATCCCCTACAGCGAGGGATCACTTGTCAATATAATGCTAATCCTAATGCCAAGAAGCGCAAACCACAACCATATTTTCTCATCGGCCCTGCATGGGTCGGTATCATGCCAGCAGCACATGAAGATAATGAGAGAAATGAAAAGATCAGTTTACATAACCGACATTTACGCATAAATGCAGGGGGTAACAAACGACAGTTTTTAAATGCCGCGAACATAGCATTAAAATTGTTGGACCTAAAACCCACTCCAAATATCACCCTGGAGAGTTGGATTTTAAGTCAACCACCGGCTAAGCAAACCACGTACGCAGGATTGCTAAACCAACGAACTGAAATGAATTTCCGCGCAGATAAGTATCATAAGAGAAATTTCTTTATTAAAAGAGAAATATTAGTACCAGGTTACAATAAACGTATAGATGAGAAGGCACCGAGGGGTATCCAAGGGTTGGACCACCCGGCGATCAACATGGTTTTGGGACCATTCATGCAACGCGTACAGACGACCATGAAAATGAACCAAACACCTCCTTACTCACAATTATCCTATACAAGTGGCGCTACACCAGACGTGGTTGGCGCATGGTACCATCACATGAAGCAAGCAGGTTACAATTTCTACGAAGACGACTTTAGCAGCTATGATGCCACCCAAGGGGAAGGCGCTCACGAGTGTGAGATGGCCCTTTACAAACTGTTCATGCCCGACCACGCAGTTTATAATGCCCTGGAAAGACAAAAACTAACCGAAGGATATGGCAAGTACCACAAATATACATGTCCGTATACGAGAAAGAGTGGCGACCAGAATACATCCATAGGCAACACGTTCATAAATTTTAGCGTACATTGTTGGGCTTTAGACCAGCTCAATGTGTCCGATTTTTATATGTTGGCTCTGGGTGACGACAATTTGTTGGCCGTCAAAGGAGAAGATGATAAGTTTGCCACGAAAGTAGGTAACTTGATTAAAAAGACATTTGGGTTGGAACCCAAACTCTCAAAGTGTAAATATCCGTCCTACTGTTCTGCCATGTTTGCCCCCGTCAATACAAATGACGGTGAAGCGACTCACTTACTTGTGCCCGAAGTAATTCGACACGTGAGTAAACTTGGTTGGACGGTCTCGGACTTAAAACACAATGAAGAGTGTATTGATAGATTGAGAGGCAACGAACAATCTAATATGACTAACTCAGTCATGCCAATCTCAAGAATTTTTAATGCTTATTACACTGATGACGAAAAAATCGGGACTCCAGAAGACGCATACCGTTCCCACCGAGGAATGACCATATGCAACTTCGAAACCTCTGAATCAACGTATGAATGGTTTACGCATTGTTACGGTCTAACTCCCAGCGAGATTTGTGAATTGGAAGCTTTTATAGCTGGACACTTGGTTGATTCTGAAGGCAAGCCTTCAGCCTGGGATCACCCACTAATGCACAAAATGTACGCTTATCGGAACTTAAGTTCCACATCGTAGTTAACGCGATGTAAAAGAAGGTGTTCCGATACCATTTCTAGGATTCATAATGACAAAGAGCAAAACTTCAAAGCAAGCACCACAAATGCAATCAAAACAGTCAACGAAAATGTTGAAAACGGATCAGAAAATTACAGCCCCAGCAGCAAAGGGCATTGTGACAACTACAGTCGAGCCACAAATCACAAGAAGCAGCAAAGGCATGCGTATCAAGCATAGAGAACTATATGATGGGCAAATACCCGGAACGGCAGCTTTCTCTGTGCATGAAACCATAAACTTGCAACCAGGTTTAGTCAATGTGTTTTCTTGGTTGGCGCCTCAAGCGGCGCAATGGGAGCAATATAAGGTACACTCAATGTCAATTGAGTACATTCCTATAGTTGGTTCCAATGTGGCTGGCGACATCATCTTGTCACCAGACTACAGCTCAGACTACGGTAGGGTTCCAACCACCGAACAATCGGCCGTTAACAGTCTGGGTGCAGTAACGAATAACGTGTGGAATCACCATACAATGAAATTAGACGTCGAAGCAATGATGGGTTTAGGACCCAGGCGATTTGTTCGGTCCAATGCCATTGCTGGCGACATCAAGACATTCGATGTCGGCCAAGTTTTCGTTTGCACTAACAATTGCAGTACCACTAATTCGATAGGTAAAATATTCATTAACTACGACATTGAGTTCTTCGTCCCAATCGTGGGCGAACAAAATGAAGTAGTTTTTACCCCAAATTTAACTTTATTTTTGGGGCAAGCCAGTACGCAGTCATTCGTTGACAATACTGGTGTAACTGCATATTATCCATACTTCGATCAAAGGCTACTCCCTGATCCACTTGGCATTCTTGTCAATTCACCAAATCCTGCTTTAGGACAATATGTTCCACCAGCAGGTTGTTACAGAGTCTCAGGTGTGTGTTCTTTCATCAATGGTACTAATGAAGACACAACCGTCGGCATTCAGATCGTTGTCGACCAAACACCCGTAGCTAATTTTCCAAAAATCACTGTTAACTCTAAAGCAGGAGCCGTTACTAGTCCGTACATGACTGTACCTTTTGACGGCGTCCTGTCACTAAACGGCGACCAAGCCGTCGGCATTGAAACTGATTTCATTGCTGCCACGGGCCCGCTTAATCTGCAAGCCGATAGAGCATGGATTTCATTTGCACTAGCTTAGTCGTGGCCGTCACCACACAAAAGTCATAATGTCTACCCACTACATGGATCGTTTCACATAACACTCGTGCCTAAAATCGAGTTAAAATAACAACCCAAATACAAAACCACCCGCCGAGAGTACCGGATAAGGGATGGCATAGGCGAAAAAAAA